GCCGGAAGACATCCATGTCGACACTGATGAGTCTGCCGGCTTCACCAGCAACTCCATCATGTACCGCGGCATCGCGGTGTTCGACTCCAAGCCCGCGAAGGGCGACGCCATCGTGCGCCTGGTCACCACGACCGCCTGATAATGGTCTGAGGGCGACGGCCTGAGGATATGCCGGAGCGGGGTTATCCCCTTTCCTCGCTCCGGCGCTTTTCTGCAAAAGGGGAAGAAAAGGGGAACGGTATGAAGACAATGATTGCGGTGCCGTGCATGGACACGGTACAGACGGAGTTTTGCGCGAGCCTGACCAACCTGTGCCTGAACGGGCGGGTGGGGCAGGTGCGGACGGCGTTCCTGCCCTGCAGCCTGATCTACAAGGCGCGGACGGACCTGGCCCTGATGGCGGTGAAGGAGAAGGCGGACTATGTGCTGTGGATTGACAGCGACATGACGTTCTCCGACAGCCTGCTGGTCGACCTGATGGCCGATATGGACATGGGGAAGGACATCGTGGCGGGCGTATGCCATATGCGCCGGGAACCGTACAAGCCGGTTTTGTGGTCAAAGCTCCGGCAGGGCATGACGGCGTTTGAGAACGAAAGCGAATGCCTGGTGGACTATCCGAGGGACGGCCTGTTCGAGGTGGAGGGTGTGGGCTTCGGCTGCATCCTGATGAAGACCGAGGTCATCAGCGCCGTGAAGGATAAGTACTCTGACCTGTTCGCCCCGCTGCCGGGATACGGCGAGGACCTGTCTTTTTGCATCAGGGCCAGGGGTTGCGGGTACCGGATTTGGGTGGATCCCAAGGTACAGCTGGGGCACAAGAGCGCGATCATCGTGAATGACGCGGTGTTCCAGGCGTTCCGGAAGAAACTGCCCGGCGTAGACCTGAGATGAAATTGACGAGGTGATACCAATGCTGAGCGAAGCAAAGAAAGCGATGCGGGTGACAAGCTCATATTATGACAGTGAAATCGCCAGTCTCCTGATGGCCGGGGCGAACGACCTGACGATTGCCGGGGTAGTCCTGCCGGGGACGGTGACGTTCACGGTGTCGAGCAGCGACACGGTCACGGACCTGAGCACGCTGACGGACGCTCTGGCGATGCGGGCGGTGATCACCTACGCGCAGATGCGGTTCGGGAATCCCCCGAACTATGACAAGTTGCGGGACGCGTATGAGACCCAGAAGGCGCAGCTGATGCACGCCACGGGCTACACGGACTACGGCGAGGAAGAAGCGGAGGGTACCGGCGATGATGAAGGCTGATGTGGTGGACCTGATTACGGTCAGCCCGGAGGCCGCCGGAGTCGGGACCGAACCCGCGGAGAGCAAGCGCACGGTGCCGTGCACCATCCGGAGTATCGGACAGCAGGAAGCCTATCTGGCGATGGGCCAGGGACTGAACCCGGAGCTGAAGGTGATCCTCAGCCACGACTTCGAGTACGAAGGCGAGCGGCTGGCCGAACTGGGCGGCGTGCGGTACGACATCCTGCGGACCTACGTGACGGAGACGGACGGGATCGAGCTGACCCTGCAGAGAGTGGCGAGGAACGCGAAACCCGTACCGCCGGCACCGGAACCGGAGCCGACACCGGCACCTGAGGGGGTGGGATGATGCCGAGCGAATACGCGGCGCTGGTAGCCGCCCTGAACCTGACCAGCATTCCGTTCGCCGAGTGCGGATGGAAGCCGAGGCCTGAAGGCGCCTACGGCGTGGTCCAGCTGGACTATGAAGCGGGGAGCCTGAACGGCGACGGCGGGAAGCACGACCGGAGCTGGAGCGGGTCTGTCGACCTGTTCTATCCGAAACTGACCGACCGGGACGACCTGGTCGCGGAAGTGGAGGAGACCCTGGAAGCGGTGCTGGAGAACTGCTGGGAGCTGAACAGCACGCAGTATGAGACCAGCACGGGCCTGTTCCATGTGGAATGGGTGTTTGAGTGCGTGGATACGCCGGAAGAGGATCCGGAACCCGAGCCTGAACCGGAAGGCGGTGACGGTGATGGGGTTTGACGTCAGTTACCACGGCATGGAAGAAATCAGCGAAATGCTGACAGCGATGGAAGAAGGCGCGGAAGCGGCAGCGGCGGAAGGCCTGTATGAAGGCGCCGGCGTGATGCGGAAGGGCATCGCGGAGGCCGCGCTGGCCATCAAGACCGCGCCGTTCAAGTACGCCAGCGGCGGAGAGAAGCGACTACCGTCCCCGGAAGAAAAGGAAATCCTGCTGAGCGTCGGCGTCGGCATTGCCCGGTTTACCCGGAACGGCACGGAAATCGACACCTCTGTCGGCTATAACGTGGCGGGATACGCGGACGTGAACTGGCGCCACATGAGCAGCAATGCGCGGACGAACTACAAGGCCCACAAGTTCAATGGCAAGGCGAATATGACGACCAGCACGCTGAAGGCGGCAGGACAGTATAAGAGCGGCGATCAGGACCGGAAGCCGATCGGGGCGATAGCCAACGCGATCAACTCCGGGACCAGCTTCATGCAGAAGCAGCCGTTTTTCCGACAGGGCGTCAGCAAGAAGAAACGGGAAGCGCTGGAAGCAATGAGCCGGCGCATCCAGAAACGGTTTGAAAAGATCTACGGCAAAACAGCATAACGGAGGGAATCAGATATGAATGCGAATGTTGGTATGGTTTATCCTGTGGCGGCTCCGGTAGCCTCCTATACTCCCGGATCCAGCATCACCTACGGCGCCGGTTTCGTGATCGCGGAGGCGGTCAGCGCTTCCCTGTCCTGGAACAGGGCGGACGGGCATTTCTACGGCGATGACGTGGAGCTGGACACCGACAACGGCGTGACCGGCTACACGATCAGCTTCGAGCCGACCGGCCTGAGCGACAGCGCCCGCAATAAGCTGCTGGGCGAACTGGTGGCTTCTGACGAGTATTCCATCACGGACGCGGCGTCCCCGGACGTGGGCTTCGGCTATATCCGCGTGATGCGGTCCAAGGGCACCACGGCGGTGGGCTACAGCTATGAGGGCTGGTGGTTCAAGAAGGTCAAGTTCAGCGTTTCCAATGAGGAAACCCGGACGAAGGAACAGAACATCGAATGGCGCGTGCCGACCCTGGAAGGCACCGGCAGCGGTGTGAGCCTGGACTCTACCGGCGTCCTGACCTTCGCGGAGCACAAGACCTTTGCTACGTAGGCGCAGGCGAAAGCCTACATCAACGGCAAGGCCGGAATCACCTGATAAGGTTTGACAAGGGGGCGGGGGGCAAATCCTCCGCCTCCCGCTTTTTGCGTTATGAAAGGGGATAAAGGGGAATGGTTACGATCACACTGAAGGGGCGGGAGATTCCGCTCCTGTACACCACGTATGAGATGAAACTGATTCAGGAGCAGATCGCGCCGCTGGGGAAGGCGATCGCGCTGGTCACGGGCCGGAACCCGGACGACGACCAGGATACCAGCCGGTTCGGCGGGGCTGAACAGCTGGACGGTCTGGCGAAGCTGATCGTGATCCTGGGGAACGCCGGACTGGAAGACGCGGGAGAAGAACCCGACCTGACGGAAAAGAAGGTCCTACGGGCAATGAAACCAGCGGAGTTCACGACGGCGCTGAACGCCTGCATGGACGCGATGGCGGAGGGCATGAAATCGGAGATCCCGGAAAAAGAAGAGACCGGGCCGGTGGACGTGACCCTTGAGGAAATGAAAAAAAAAGGCGGTCCGGAAGGCTGACATACCTGTTGGTGGTCAGCTGGGGGCTGATCGCCGGGCTGAGCCTGCCGGAAATCCACCGGATGAGGCCGGGCGCGGTGATGGACCTGTACATATACCGGCGCAATTATGACGACGCGCAACACGGGATAATGAGGGAGTGAGACAATGGCCAGCGGCGTAAACGTGAAGATGGGGGTCAGCGGCGTCCAGCAGTTCAAACAGGGGATGCAGCAGGCCCGGCAGAGCGTCAAAACGCTTGACGCGGAGCTGCAGCTGAACGAGAAGCAGTTCAAGGCCAGCGGGGACGCCGAAGAGTATATGCAGAAGAAGGCCGACCTTCTGCAGAAAAAGATCCAGGAACAGCAGAAGGCGGTCGACAACGCTACCAAGGCGCTGGAAGAGATGGAGAAAAACGGCGTGGACAAGGCGTCCACGGCGTACCAGAAGATGGCGCAGCAGTTGGCGCAGTCCAAGAGTGAGCTGATCGACACCGAAACCGCGCTGGGGAATATCGGCACGGCGGCGGAAGAAGTTGAAAGCGGCGTTTCCGGGATGCAGCAGCAGCTGCAAGGGATTAACAAGGGCATCAGCTACGACAACGTGACCAGTGCCCTGCATTCCATCACCAGCGGCATGGAAACCGTCATGCGGACGGCCATCAACCTGGGCAAGACGATTACCCGGGAAGTGCTG